AGAATGTGAAGTATTAACAATCCATCCATCAACAGCAATTGCATAAATCCCCGTAAGACCAGATGCACTTCCCGAAAATACTGTTGCAGAGGCAACACCAGAGACACATAAACCTTGAGTTGCGGTTAAAAACCCTACTGTTGCAATACCAGTATGTAAAGTATTTGAAGTTACAAGACCAACAACTTTAGTATTTCCACGAACATCTAAAAATTCTGTTGGAACTGATGTACCAATTCCCACCAGTCCATTTGAATTTACGATAAAATTATCGTCATCAACTTGAACGCCGTTTCTAAGATTAAATGACTTCCTATAATTTGCCATTTTAAATTTTTAACTATTTATTGATGAAATGAATCTTTGGAATATAAGTGTCAATGTTAGATTTTATGTCGTAACTTTTACCTTTTTCAATCTTTAAATATTTACCATATTTTAAACTGGTAAAAGTTTCACTCTCTGAAGTTTTATAAGATATTGCTTGTATTTCATCATCACATATTGGGTTTGCAATATAATTATCTTTATCTTTATCGACAAAAGTTATGACCTCATCTGCAGATATTTTAATTTGTTCTCCTTCCAAAATTTTAGGTGAATTTGCAGTTTCCCAATCTAATCCAAGAGATTGATTACTGGTGAATAAACTACTATAGTGTAAAGAATAACACCATCTTGTATTATCTTCAAGCGCAGTCAACTTTACTGATTTTAAACCTCTTCTATTTGAAATATCACCAGCATATGCAGTAATTATTAAATCATTTCCTACTTCTTGAATAGTTCCACTACCAGATGTTAAAAATGTACATCCAAAATCTTCAGCTTGTTTATTATCATCTAGTTCATTTGCACCAATATTTGTTTGTGATAGATCGCATATAAAAAATGTTTCTCCTTTGTTCATATTCCAATAAGATATGATCAATTTATTTCTACTATCTCTAAAAGTTTTATATTCAGAAGAATACATTACGCAGTGCCTCCCAATCTAGTTCCAGTTACCAACCAAGTTGCGTAGTTGCCATTAACTATATAGTTGCCTGCTGATCCTCCACCATTTCCACCTGGATATCCTAGATTACCACCACTTCCACCGCTAGATCCTGAAGCACTTGCAGGTCCATTAGTCGAATAACCACCATTACCTCCAGGTCCTCCAGTAGTTAAAGATCCAGGATTTCCACCATTTGCACCAGATCCACCAGAACCAGCGATAGACCCTGCACCCCCACCACCTCCACCACCGCTAGCGCGGGCAGTATAACAAGTTTGGTGACAACAACCATCTTGAACACACTGTGTAAATTCACCTCCGCTGCCAGCTCTTCCTCCTCCTCCACCACCACCAATAGTTCCATTATTTGTAATGTAAGTTGTAAGTCTTAAAGTCAATGCTGGACCACCACCACCGCCTGCACCATCATTTGCATTTCCGCCATTACCGCCGGCACCAACAATATAATTATTATTTGTTAGATAAATTGAAGAACCTGGAGGAAAAGTTCCAGTATCAAATGCGGTATTTCCAGTATTTGAAGCTCCTATAATTCCATTTACTGTTATATAATATTTGACTGGCAAATTATTGCTGATGATGTTTGCAATTGTTTTATAACCAGAAAGAATGGAAGCATTTGTCAAATCAGTAAAAGCATTAAAATCTGTAGCATCACCTATTGTCCTTGTTGCATTAATAATTTTTCCATAAAAATCAGAAAATTTTATCTGACCACTAGAAGGAATATTAGAATCTGCGCCATAATATTTTGATATGGATCTTGGACTTGTGACACCAAATTCTCCTTCAATATCTGAAAACTTAATTGTACCAGAAGATGGGAGGGTCATTGTTTTTACTTATCGATTGATTGTTTTAATTCATCAACTTCAGTTTTTAATTCTTTAATTGCTTCAATTAAAAGTGGAACAAGTTTTTCATAACGAACAGCAAAATATCCATTTTCACGAGTTGTAACTGCTTCAGGAAGAACCTCAAGAATTTCTTGTGCAATTACACCAACATCACTACCTTCTTTTTCTGATTGTTCATTCCAATCAAATGTGTTACCACTAATTGAAGTAACTTTCTTCAAAGCATCTGCAATCGGATTAATGTTGTTTTTCAATCTTTGGTCTGAAGTATAGAATGCTGTAATATCTCCAGTAACATTGAGAGCACCATCAACTAATGCTGTGGAACTTGTAAGAGTTAAAATATCATTATAAATTCCACTCGAATTCTTATTATTAAATACAATGGTTCCACTATTGCTGGTGTTATTAATATTAAATATTCCATCTCCACCACCACTAGTGTAAAGATCTCCTTGTGGGGCACCACTAGTGTTAATATTCAAGGCATCTACAGAAGTAGAACCAGAAACAGATAAAGTGCTTGAAAGCGTAGTTGCTCCAGTTACTGCTAATGTGGAACTCAATGTAGTTGCTGCACCTACACTAAGAGTTGATGAAAGTGTTGTTGCTGCAGATACTCCTAATGTAGAACTTAGTGTGGTTGCTCCACTTACACCAAGGCTTGATGAAAGTGTTGTTGCTCCTGTTACACCAAGTGTAGAACCTAATGTAGTGGTCCCAGCAATATTTAAATCTCCACCAACATAAAGATTTTTAGAGATGCCAGTACCACCAGAAATGATTAAGTCACCAGTTGAAACAGAAGTAGATTGAGTTCCTTGAGTTAGTCTTATTGTATTACTAAAAGTAGATTGTGCTCTAAATCTAGTTTCTTTGTTAAATGTTACTGGACCATCAAATTGTGAAAGAATTTGACCAGAATCTCCACCTTCAACTAAAAGTCTTTCTTTTACAGTAACTTCATCAAATACTGCACTGAGTCTACTTGGATCTTGACCAGTAACAGTAGGTGATGGGATATCATAAGAAACAACTTCTCCGCTTGATGCAGAAGTTTTTGTATTTCCATTAAATACATCACCATTGCTGTTCATACCAGTGTAAACAACTACACCACCAGAACGTTCTTGAGCATTTGCTAAGAAGTTTTCTTGATCATTCAGAGTTTTTACTTGAACTTGTGGTAGACCTGTTGAGTAGTTACCAGGACCATAACCAAGATATTCAAAAGTATGACCAGATGCACGAACAATCGAAGGTCTGCGGAATTCAACAGCAATTGGATTGATTTTTCTTATTAACGAATTAACATCATGGTTTTCTTGAACTGTTCCGAGAGCACCACGAACAACACTTGCAGAAGTAGTGTTGTTGTTGCTCGTAATCCTCATTATTTCATTATCAATTTGAATATAACTTCCTAGAGGAAGTCTATTTGCAGTTCCAATACCAGAACTACTGATATTGATTGTTGTTCCTGTTGTAACAGCAGACGTTAAAGTAAATGAATCATTATCATAGAATGAGACATTACGAGTTCCAAAATTTTCACCTCGAACATCAGATATTGCTTCATTAGAAGAAAGACCATGTTTCAGTATGTACCCATTCGTAGCAGAAATTGATGTACTTGTTTTTGATGTAAACGAAGTAACACTCGTTCTGTCTTTAACAACATATTCTCCAAGATGATTATTACTGGAATCTATGACTTTAAATCTATTTCCAGCAAGAAGTCCATGTGCAGAAGATGTGGTAAAGGTGGAAATTCCTGTTGCGGTATTATATGATGTGCCACTAATGTTAATAGAAGGTCCAACAATAAATGCATATTGATTGGTTGTAATTAATGGATCGCCAGCAGTTTTAGCAATTCCAATGGATGTTGATGAACCAATCGAAGTAATGCGATAATAACCATCAGCAGTTGTTCCTGCACCAGTAAATTGAACAACGTCTCCAATATTAGTTGTAATACCAGAAGTTACAATGGTATATCTTGCATTACCATCACCAGATCCAATTTTTGCTTCTTCAAAGAACAGAGAACCAGCAGAATAACCAGATCCAGGTGCAATAATATTTGCAGAAACAACAGATCCACCTGAAACAGTAACTTTTGCTGTTGCACCACTCCAAGATCCAGATTGAGATCCATTGAGCAGTTTAACATTAAAATATGTTCCGTTACTGTATGAAGCACCTCCAGTGATTGAACCTGTAACAATTCCAGATAATCCATGGAATCTACTGAAAGTAACTGTAGCAATTCCAGAAGTTGTTGATACGGATGAAATAGTTAATCCAATTCCAATATCCTTCAGAGTAAGATCTGCTGTTTCTCTAGTAATACTCTTTTTCAAATCACTTGTAACAACCGCACCAATTGGAGAACGTTTTGCAAAAGTTTTTGCTGCTGGTGGGTTATCGTTTATATTATCTCTATCAAGTTGAGGATATAAATCAGTTGGCAGTTGCCCATATTTTAAATTAACAAATTCTGTAGGTACTGCATTGCTTGCGTTTAAAACATATAAGTGATAGATTCCATCTTGTTGATTATAAATGTATGGAGAAATAACCTCATTACGATAGATGTAATTGTTACCTTTCCAATCATTTCTTTCAAATGTTGGTAAATTAGTATCTCTAACGTTTACATTATTTGTAAATGTTCCAGGAGTATGCACATTTCCAGTAATGTCAGTTGTAGAATACTTAAATGTATAAGCATCAGATACTTCGGTAACAGTAAATCTTCCATTATATCCAAGATTAAATGTACCACTCGTATTACTAGAACTTGTTACTTTTCTGACAATAACAATGTCTCCAACATTAATGTTATGTGGTAACTCTGATACAACAGTAATTGTATTAGAACTTACGGAACAAGTAGAAATAAATCTTGGATTTTTGTTGTACCCATAATCAGTGCTTGCAATGCTTGTTCTTGTGAAGTCAGCATCATTTCTAGCACCAACAGAACTAGACTCTTGAATAATAAATCCAGATTCTGGATCTTTTGCATTTGCAAGTTCTTTTGGAATAACAACTCTGAACTTGTAAAGTTTTTCATCCAAACTTCTTTCATCAGATACACGTTTGACATAAGCAAGATTTGTAGAAGTTCCATAAGTTGCTGTTCCACCAGTATTAAGTGCATTATAAATTTCATTATTTACATTTACATGAATAAACCAGTTACTATTCTGTGCATCAAATTGAACTGGTGAACCAAGATCTCCCGAATCTTTATCTGAAACACGACTTAAAATATGAAGATTTGTCCCGCCATAGACAGTAATTGCTTGTCCTTGTAAAGCATTTGTATAAGAGGATGCTAATTTAACTGTATTGTTATCTCCATTGTTAATCACATAATAAATTTCGTGTGGATCAATATTTTCTGGCAAATCTCCATCATCACTAATAATAAGGACTTTTTCACCAGTTAAAAGATCATTTGATCCAATTGTAAATGAATTTGAGGTTGGACCAGAAACTACATCATGAGATTTAACAGAACTTGTTGTTCCACGTGCTGTTGTAAATCCACTTGAACTAATGGAATTATTGCACATATAGATGATTGCTTCACTTGTTCCGGCACCGAGAGGAACATACAATCTATCATTTAATCTTGCACCAATTCTATATCCTTGAGTTAGAGAGGATGGTGGAGTATCTAAAGTTGTAAATCCATTAATATAAAGATGACTTGAAACTCCAACTTGTGTTGTTAATCCTACATTAAGTGACAACCATTCTACGTTTTCTTCGTCTCTTATAATTGCTCTTGGAGATACAATTGAAGTAATAAAAGCATTATTATCTTTATCAAATGCTTCTTTTTTAAATCCAGAAGAATTTAATGAAATCTGACCAAAGTTTGAGTTAGAGTTGGTAATTGACGCATCACCACCAGACTCAGCATCAAAATGCTTATTAAAACCAATTGCAAAGACTGAAACAATTTGAATAAAAGCATCGTTTGAAATTTTGATATGACTTGTTTCCCATCCATGACGATAAATTGCATCAGGATCTAAATGGTAAACTTTTGTTGAATCAGTTTGTGACGCTCCTTCTGGTAATGAAGATCCATAAACAGGGGTGTAACTTACACCTTGATAAGATCTTGCAGATTTGTTATACTTGACAAAAGCACGGTCATCTTTCTGTAGTGAAACTGCAGTAAACTGAGCGACAACTGTACTTCTAAAACCTGATGCTTTACTTCCATCAGCATGGAGTCCATTCATACCCCATACTGAACGTAACGAACAGTTGAAAATGTATGGTGAAGCACCACTTACAGTATCAGTTTCAACAGTTACAGTTGCACTTGATGCACTTGGACTTGGATTAATTGTTGGATAAGATGCAAGTGCAGGTAAAACGTAAGTAAATGAAGTTGTACTTAAAACGTTTTGAACTGTTGTTGCAATATTATATGGTTCTGTAACACCAGATCCACTAACACCTTTAATTTTAATTGGTGTTCCAACGTTTAAACCATGTGCTGATGAAGTTGTAACCGTAACAACTGCAGAAGCTGTTGCACCATTTCCAGAAATAATCGTTGAAATGCTAATTGGGTCTGAAGCAAAGGCACCAACAATTTCCCATTCAGGATTTCTCTTTGCAAAACCAGATGATACAGATGGAAACTTTTCATCAATATCACGATAAGCATTATAAGCATTTGAGACCTTGCTATAATACATGTCAAGGTCTGTGAGATTATATGTTCCAATGCTATTAACACCATCACAAAACTCAAAACAAGTTAATTTGTGGTGAGAGAAATTTGGTGCAGATTGATATGTTGAACCAAAGTTATCTGGATTGGTATAAACTAATCCACTTGGATCAGCATCAAACATTGAGAACTGCCAAAAATAGCAAGCTCCAGTAATTCTAAAAATTGCTGATTTTGCTACATTATCATCTGTTGGATTAGGAACATACTTTGGACGAATTTTGGTCTTTCTTAAATCAAGACCAACGATTGAAGTTCCTCTTGGAACAACAACACCGCCATAATAACTGTTAAACTTATAAAGAATATTATCTTCTTGTGTCAGATCAAAATTAGAATCAAGACCTAATGATAAAACTGATGCTGCTAAAACGCCAGTTCCACCTGCTCTAGAAACTGCATAAGCAGCACCACCATTATCATAAATGGCATATCCAGGTCTATTATCAACAAGATATTCGCCCGGAAATAAAAGAATTGTAGTTTTTTCTACTATATCATTATTGGTTCCCTTCAAATAAGAAAATCTTGCTGCCTCTAACAGTGCTCTTTGAATTGTTTTGAATGGTTGAGCAAGAGAATTTCCTTGATTTGTAATTGCATCAGTTGCATCAAGGTCATTGGGGTTAACATAAAGAATACGACCCTCAGTATTCTTGATAAAGTTATCTAATTTGTTAAGAGGCATCGGATTATATTCGCCAAAATATTTCTATGTTTTATTTATCAACCCATTAAATCTTCCTCATCATACTCAATAATATCATCAGGCATATCTTCAGGATTCTCTAACTCAACTGGAAAGAAGCAAGGGTGAACTTCTTCATCTATCAAATAGAAAGAGTTTTTATATAAGTCTTCTGGTTCAAAAGTTCTCTCTTTATCTGCTGCTCTACAAAGATCTTGATCGTATAAATGTCCTTCTGGAAGTTCATCAAACGTGAAAGGAATATGATTGATAAAATACATCTTCACGATCATACTGCCATTATTGTACCAGCAGTATGCGTGATCGATACGATAAGACATAGGAAATTTCCCATATCTTATATTTATTTTTTATTCTTACCCCTATAAG